GCTAACAGTGCCCTTTACTTTGATACTTGCCATCTCTTTTTTCCTTATCTCTTGTTGTTTTGTTTACTCTAGTGGTCACCTAAGACATGATTGGGGTTGGTGCAGTCTGTGTGCCCACAAGATCTAATGCCAGGTAGGACTGGCTGGCCGTCAAAGATTGGGATGGTAAGGGTTGCCTTATCAAACTCACCTTGCCAAGGGATGCACTTTTCAGAGCCATACTTGATGACCAAGGCTCGGTGCATCCGGCAGGACTGGCACTTGAGGTCTTTCCTCTTTCGCTTATGGGTGTTGACCTTCCAGGTAGCACCACATCGGCAACACAGTGCCACATTGTCATCCACGCCATAATCTTAGCCTTCGACAACTCTGGCATGGTGACCCTCGAACTTGAGCCACGCTTTGTTTGTGGTGCCATGTCGGTTCTTTGCGACATTGAGAATCATCTGGGAACGCTCCCAATCTTGGTCACCCTCAAGTTGCTCTCGATGCAGCAAGATAACAACATCGGCATCCTGCTCAATGCCACCTGAATCTCTGAGGTCTGCCATGTCAGGCTCTGAGTTCTTTCTTTGCTCTGGGCCTCGGTTGAGCTGGGCTAGGGCAACAACAGGAACCTCTAGATCTCTGGCAAGGTTCTTGAGTCCGATAGAGATGTCGGTAATCATCTCATAACGCTTTCGACCCTTTTCGGTGTCCTGAATCAAGCCAAGGTAGTCAACGACAATAGCCCTAAGTTTGCCGTCTGACTTTACGCTGTTTGCTAGTGCCCTAATCTGCTGGATCGTCTGCCCTGACTTGTCATGGATTGCCAGCTCATGCTTTGTCTGCCTAATTGTCTGAGCTATCTTTTGCCACTCGTGATCTCTAACAGTTCCCTTTTCAATGTTGCCGAGATAGACAGAGGCTTCCATAGCGATGATGCGGTTGTAGAGTTCGGCCTTGCCCATCTCAAGGCTGTGAAAAGACACAGGGCCAGACTTGGATAAGTGCCAAGCTAACTGCAACCCGATGATGGTCTTACCTACACCTGGTCGGGCACCAACAATGTAGAGGGCACCTGGTCGAAGTCCCCCGATGATTCTGTTGAGCTGGTCCCAAGGTGTCTGGGGATAGTTGCGTGGCTTGTCTAGCTCATCAAGGTAAGGGATTAGCTCGTCATCAACATAGCTTGGCTTGACTGCAATGTTTCGCTCGATGATTCCGTCAATGCTTTTTTTAGCCTTGTCCATCACCTCTGCAAGGTCTGAATACTTGGCTGTCTGGCTTATGACAGATGCAGCAGCACTCAATCGCCGTCTTGTGCTTTCCTCAACAACCTTGCCGGCGTAAAAGTCAACAGAGGCAGCAGTTGGGGTAGCTGTGACAGCATCATGCAAGTAGCTGGCAAGCTTTGGCAATCTAGCCCCGACTGTGATGACATCTATCGGGTTGCGGTGGTGCTTCATCTCCAGCATGGTCTTGTAGATGATCTCGTGGCTTGGGTCTAGGAAGTCATCGGGTGTCAAGGTCAGGTCATCGAGTGCCTTGCCGTTGGTCAGCAGGATTGAGCCGATAACGGATAGCTCAAAGTCATTCATGCCAGATGCCAATCTTTAGTTTGCCCAGAGGTTTCTTTTCTTGCACTTCAACCGACTCGTAGAGTTCCTTGTTTAGCCATGAGGCTGGGTAGGGGATGTAGGTGATGTCAGGAAGCTTGCTCTCAGAGTAAGCCTTGGTGAGGCCAATCAACTCATCAGCGGTTTTTCTTTTGATTGCTTTGTTCCAGGCTTTTAGGGCATCAGCTTTAGCTATGCGTTTAGGGTAAAGATTCCAAAACTCATCAAACCTGTCATTGCTGGTTTTCTTTGATGTTTCTTTGATGGTTAAGTTAATGTTTTGCGTGCCAACAGGTGTCACCCCTGATTTACCTGAGCTGTCACCCCTGCTTACCCAGTTTGTCACCCCTGATGCTGAATCTGTCACCCCTGCCGGAATTGTAATCCAATAGAGATTGGTTTTGTATTGGTGATTTGTAGGTGCGTTTTGCAGTTCAATCTTTAGCTCACCAAGCTCAACCAACTCTTGCAGGTCACGCTTGACTGACCTCTCAGAAGCGTTTGCATACCTGGCAAGGGTGGCAATAGACGGCCACGCTCCCTGATCTCCCAAGTGATTTGCAATACCAAGCAGGACAAGCTTTGCCCTACCTGTTGCTTTTGATTGGTTTAGAACTAAAGAAACTGCTTCAATGCTCATCTTGCAGCTGCCCTCTCAGCCATTAGCATCATGACAGTTGGGCTAATGACTCTGTTATCGTAGCCCTCTTTGACCAGCATTACCCATTGGCCGTTGTCTAGTCCCATAGCCTGATAATCCATCTCGGCCATAAAGATGTTTCCGCCGTAGTTTTCAAGAACCTCGGCAAGGTTTTTATTGTCCCAGTTAAACACAAATGTGCCTTCCTCTAAAAGGTTGGCACACTAGACTTGTAGCGATGCCAACAGTCTACTTGTTGGTATTACGCCGTCTAGAGGTTCCGATCTCTAGGCGGCACTTTTATTTAGTTATGGTTTTACCTTAGCACCTCAAAAGTATTCGATGTCATGCTCGACCTCGTGCGTGTTGTATTCGTTGTCTAGCAGGAACCAGCCGTTGCCCATGTAAACAGGCGTAGTTTCAGGCTCTTGCCATCTCTCTAGCTTCCAACCAAACTTCCTGCCCAGCTCTGCAAACTTGCTGTTTGACTCAAGCAAGCCGTTAGCCTCAGAGCAAAGCACAATGATGTTGCTAGGTCTGTCTAGGTCTTTACTGCCACCCATGCCTCGGTTCTTGCGATGCTGAGGGATAAGCGTGTCATCGGTAGTGCCACAGTGCGAGCAACACTTGTCACGATCCAGAAACTTACTAAAGGTTTTCTTGTTCATCATCATCCCAAGGGTCGTATTTTTTAGCTGGCATCTCACCTGGTTGGAAACCCATAGCAAGCTGTGTGTCTGCCAAACCGCTGGTAGGTGTGTCAGTGATGTCCTGCTCTGTGCAACTGTGTTTCTTTCGCCACTCTCTGACTAGCACAATAGCTTTGGCCTCGTCAGTTTTGAACTTGGCACCACATGAGCAGGTTTCGGCAATCACCAGCCAAGGCTACCAGCTAGGCGTGTTTCCACTGTATTTCGACATTTTTGCTGATAACTGCCATCATTGTGGCTTGGTCTGACAGGGTTTTTAGCTTGGTTCGGACCCTGTTGTATTCGGCTTTGGCTAGGTCAGCCTTTAGCTTTTCCTCTACTGCTTGCAACTTAGCCACAGCTTGCCGGTCTGCCACAGTCCCAGCGTTGTTGATAAAGGCTAAAGATACTGCCTTGTCATAAGCAGCCTCAGCATCTGCCATCTTGCACTCAGCGTCATAGAGGGCATTAGCCCCCTTGTCCATCTCCTGTGTGATGCGTTGAAGCTCCTGGACTATGTGGCCCGGTGTAATAATTTCCATCTCTTAGCCTTCTCGCTCTCTCTCTTTGTAGTTGCCACAGCTCTGATACAAGGTCAAGTTCACCTCGGTCAAACTGCTGTTGCAGACACTCTTGAAGCTCAACTATTGAGGTCAGTAGTATCCTCTGTGCTTGTCGGTCCAACTGCTAGTTCCTGTATCTTTGCGAGAGTTGCCGGTGCTGCATTAGCAGTCTTGGCTTGGCTATAAAGCAATCGTAGCCCCTCGATGTCATTGCCTAGATCCGTAGCCATTGCAATCCAGTCTTTGCTTGTTGCTCTAGGTGTTGCACCTCGTTGCACCTTTTCCATCTCGGTGCGACTAGCCCTCTTGTTGCCTGAGTAGTTTGCATTTGCCAATGCTCTACCGATGCTGCTGGTTTCACAGACCTCAAGTGCCGATGTTGCTTGTGGGCCTTTGTTGCTGTCAACCTCAAAAGCTAAACCTGATGCTTTTGGCAAACCCTTTTCTTGGTCCTCGGCTGTTAGGTAAACCCAAGACCTAGTGACCCAAGTGCCTACCTGCCTGTCTTGCAGTGTGGTTATGTTGTCGGTAATGATTCTGCCGTCAGGATTGTCTTTGTAGAATCGCCTAATGCGTTCCTCAACAGTTTCGTAATCTTGCAGATTGAATCCAGCCATTTACTTGCCCTTCTGTAGTGTGATTAGCTGACAGCTATGTGAGCTGACCTCTAAAAACTTTTCCTGTTTTGTGTAGCTTGTGTCTTTTACGATAATCCGAGCCTCTGACAATTCCTGCTCAAAAGTAACTAAAGCGTGCGTCAGATCGTGGTTAATAGTCATGAACAAGGTCATCCTCTGGCCGTCAATAAACTTTTGTTTACGCTCAGAAAAGTGCAGTGTTGGGTAAGGGAATCTGTCCCCTGTCCAGTTGTGCTTGACCTCTACCTCTACCTGGTACTCGATGCCATTAGGGTCAAGTGCCAGTAGGTCAATGCCGTACTTGTCAGGGTTGACCCAAGCATCCCAGCCGTTTGATTCTAGGTAGCCAATGATGAGGTGTTTAGCCTTGTCATCGGTGTCGTAAAGCTCTTGGCTAAAGGCTTTCATTTTGCCTTCTCGTGGTGCAAGTAAGGCATCCCACCAGCTCTTGATCTCAGGCTAATGAGGTGGTCCCCATAGACTAGCCCTCGCTTTTTACCATCCATTGCTTTGATTACTCTGCTCTTTAGCTCGGTCATCTTGGTGGTAGCTGACTCGGCATCTGTCACAGCGTTGAAGTAATGCACACCAAGCTCATCAAGGTCAACCTCGCCATCCTCGATGTTAGGGTTCAAGGCTCTGACAGTTTCAAGTGTTGAGTTGCTACCATCCCAGTCAGGCATCTTGAAGTCAAGGCAAGCTTGCCGGAATCTAACAGCAGCATCAAACAAAGTATCTGCCTCAAACTCATCCCACTCGATGTCATACTCTTGGTAGCTCGACCCAGCTAGTGCAACAAGCTTTGCCTGTCTAATGCCAAAGACCTTCATGTACCAAAGCACTTGTGCCCGATAGCTCTGTGGCACTTGTGTCCAGTAGTCACGAGAGAACTTGACCTCAACAATGCCCCACTCACCATCAGCGGTTTTGTAAAGTCCGTCTGGGTTTGCTCTCATCCAAGGGTAGGTTTTGTTTGCCCAAGTTCCTGTTGTCAGGATCTCTAGCTCAGGATGCTCGTCTGCAAACAGTTGCAGGATTGGTTCCTCAAGAATTGTGCCGAGCTTCATGCTCATGTTAGGTGTGACCTCATCAGGTATCTGTCCTGTTTTCTTGGCCCACAAAGTTATGGGTGAGGTCCAACTTGATAGCCCTGAACAAGCGGCGATGTCACTGCCACCGATTGCACCTGGCTCATTGCGTAGCTCATGCCACTCAGGACTGCCATTGGCAAAGTCCCCTAGCAGGGTTGCCTCAAGCAACTGGTTGGTTTCGCTTGGTAGTTTTGATACTGGCAAGGTGTTCCCTCTCTTTCATCTTGTCCGGCAATCCACGCTAACTCTCTCGGCGTGGATTTGCCATTTAGCTTGAGATTAGTCTAAGTTGACCCTATGACAAGACAACTCGAAAGAAAATACATTGAGCTTCAACACGCCATAACTGAAAATGGGGGTGTTCAATGTAGCCAGTTGCCAGAGTGCTTTTTCCCAGAGGATGAGCCAGACTTGTACCTGCGTAAAAAGCTGATTGCGGTAGCTAAGGAAGTCTGCAATGACTGCCCTGTAAAGGCAAGGTGCTTTGACTATGCCCTATCAGCCCACATGGTAGGCATCTGGGGTGGCACTACTGCCGATGAAAGACAGAAGCTAAGGGGTTAGCCCTTTTTGTCAGTCTTGTCGGCAATCTTGCCAAAAGACTTGTTGATCTCATCAGCGTCAATCTCGCCATCGGCAAGGTATGAGCGAGATAGTTCCTGAGCAACATCTATAACACCAGCGAAAGCTGCCATTGCTACTGCCTGAGCTACCTCAAGGCCGATGACTGCTCCACCGACAAAGATGCCTGTGACCTTCAAGATGATTACAGCTAGGGTTCTGCGTGCGATGTCTAACCACATAGGTCAGTCCTTTCGTAGAGGGTAAGTTGCTGCCCAAAGGGCAATGGTGATAAGGATGGCCCAACCAGCAAAGTCTTTAGCTGTGCCTTCAAGAACGACCCAAGCGATAGCTAGGCCAACAATGGTCCAAGCCTGTTCTAGTTGGTCTTTGATAAACCTCAAGGTTTCCTACCTGCTAATGCGACCTGGGTGACAATTACAGAGGCAACAATTACTTGCTGTGCCTGTTCTCGTACTTCTGGACTTAGATCCGACCCGATTGAGCGTAGGTTATCTACAAGTTTACCGACTGCCTCTAACGCTAGTTCAATGCTTATTGTTTCCTCTGGCAAAACAGGCTCAGGTGTAGGCTCACTCGGAATTGTCGGCTCTGTAGGGCTCGTAGGAGCCTCAGTAGGCTCTGGGGTAGGTGTTATGACCTCTGGGGGCTTTGTGGGCTCTACAGGGCGTACAGGGCTTGTGGGACTAGGCTCTGGTTCTGGGGTGGGTGTAGGGCTAGGTTCGGGGGTTGGCTCTGGCTCTATGGGAGCCACCGGAGCCACTGGCTCAGGCTCTCTGACAACTTCCTCAGTGCGAGCCACATCCTCTGTGCGTTCAACTGTTTCGGTTCTTTCAACATCTCGACTCACATCCTCGGTGCGTTGGACTTGCTCAGTTTCTGGTGCAGTTTCAGGGCTAGGAGTGGGACTGATAGGACTAGGAGCAATGTAGCCAGGATGGTAAAGCAAAGCAGGATCCAGCTCAGTGCCGTCACTAGATACAACACCAACAAAAGTGGTGAGCTGGCCAGCCCAACCACCCTCGCAAAAGTGTTGGGCAATGTTGCCTTTATCCATGAAGTAGTTGTTTTCATTGTTCCATCCTGTCGCATAGCTTTGTTGATTGCCAGTTGAGTCGGCACAGGTAATTGTGGCCCAAGCTTGTGCAGCGTAGGCAGGGGTTGGTTGCCAGACCATAAAGAAAAGAAAAAAGCCTACAAACATAAGTCGTAGGCTTTTCTTTTTGGCTAGTTTACTTACCAAGTTTGGGTTGCACCTTTGGGGGTTTGGGGGCTTTGACTACTGGGACTGGCTCGTGAACTGGGGCAGGGGCTACCTCACCTGTGTCCGGTGTTGCTAGTTTGACCTCAGCGTTTAGTTCCCACTTAGCAATGGCAGTCTTGACAAACTTGAGTGGATCTACAAAGCCCTTGCCATCTGATGTCCAGCGGTGAACTCGACCCTTGCAGATCTCGAAGTGTAGGTGTCTGCCAGCCGATGCACCGGTGTTGCCCATGATGCCTAGTCGAGTACCGGCCTTGACCTTCTCGCCCTTGACAACAGTTAGGGAACCCTCGACCATGTGAGCGTAGCGTGTGACATAAGCCTCGCCGTCAATGATTACTCTTAGGTCAACATAGTAGCCAACCCCACCTAGTGAGCCGTCTGGGTTCTTTAGCTTTGATGTGCCAGCAGCAATGACCTTGCCATCGTGCCAGGCTTCGTTCCAAATCTTTGCCTTTGGTCCCCAGAGATCTACACCATTGTGATGTTTCTTATACTTCTCGATTGGGTGAATACGCCAGCCAAAAGGTGAGGTGACTTTCCAGTCTTTACCGAACTTGCCGTCTAGGGGCATCTGAGGTCTTGATGTCATTACTTTCCTGTCATGTTGATTACGAGTCCAAGGATGGCGATAACTGCACCGGTTAGCCCTGCGTAGGCAATCCGCTCAATCCAAGCAAGCCGAGCTAGTGTCAGCTCAACCTCTCTCAGTCGGTCTGGTACTTGATCCAGGTGATTGAGCTTTTCCAAGATTGCCACAAGGGTTTGACCATGCTCAAGTTGCTTGGCGTAAATTGCTTGCTGGGTTATTCTTACCCCAGTTGTTTCCTCAGCCATTATGCGGTGATAGCAGCGATTTCAGAGTCAGTCAGACCCAGAGCTTTTAGCTTGGCATTAGCAGAGGCTTTAGCTGTTTCTTTTGCTTCCTCGGCAGCCTTGCGTTCTGCTTCCTGAGCTTCGTAAGCTAGGCGGTCAGTTTCTCGTTGTGCTAGTTCCTCGGCTGTTAGAGGTACTTCTGTTGCTTCGCCTGTTGAGCAGTCCACTACTAGCTTGGTGATTACTTCTGTCATTTTCTTTTCTTTCTTGTTATGAGGTGGTGACTATTCCGTCAGAGCCTTTTGTTATTTTGTAAAGGGAAATTATTGAACCAGCCGCCAAGTTTCCACCAGACCCAGTCAAAAATTCTAGGCTGGTTATAGCTGCTGTGCTACTCCACAATCCTGCGGTAATTGCAGCATAAGTAACAGTTGCATTGTTTTCAGCCACGCTATCTGCGGAGTATGATTTGTTAGTAGAGCCAGTGTAATTTGGAATGTAAAGAACTGTGTTTCCAAAGGTGTCTGCCGTAGAAGTGTTGCTTGGCTCAAACCCAATAAGTCCAACAGTTGTACCAGCCCCAGAAGCAACTCCGCCATTGCCAGTGCCGAGTAAAAATCTATAACTGAAGTTGGATGAGCTACCATTTATTTTTATTTGACTGTCGCTAACATTGCTGGAACCAGCCCCAGTAAGTCTAAGAGAACAAACTGCGACTAAGTCTGTGGCATCTTGCGGAATAGAACTAAACAAAATTGAGGCTTGAGCTGTACCTAAAGTTTGGGACTGTATAAGTTTCATTAAGCGATTACTCCGTAAAGGGATGCTGTGGTTCCAGCTTTTAGGGTAGAGCTATTCGGGAACACCGAAATAGAGGTGATGGCACTTGTGCTTGCCCATCTGCCAGCAACCATTCCAACTTCCTCTTCGCCGTTATTGCGAATCGTTTGATAGCGGTCAAGTGTTGTTTTATGTTTATCTGTGGCAGAGTAATCCATAAATTGAATTATCACAGGAAGCCCGTTTGTCGTTCCCTGCCCATAAGTCCAACCAGCAATAAACATAGAAGTCTGAGAACTCAAAGCGTTAGATGCAACGGTGGTACTAAAGTGCCCTCTACCAACGACATAATTATAGTTAGCCCCTGTGTCTCCGTTTATCCTCATTGAAAAGCTGACATCGTCTGTTGTATTTATGCCAGTAAAAACTAAAATCAAATCTCGATAAGGGGTAGCAGGGATACTAGAAAATGAAATCGAAGAAGCTGCGGTGGCAAGAGTCACATTAGCTAGAGGTGTATAAGTAGGTGTTGGCATTGTTATCCCTTTATTCCGTAGAGGCTGATTCGACTGCCTGATTGTAACTCGTACCCCTGTGTGCGAAGTTCAATCGAAGTAAGTGCTGCGGTGTTGACGTATAAACCTGATGAGAGAACAACATCCGTATTATTTCTTGAAAAAGCCCTTAGTGTTTTATTTTTTGTTGTGCTGTATGCGTCAAGGATGTCAATAACTCCAGAACCTGGAAGTGTAGAGCTACCGTACACAGCAAAAATTGGCATACCGTCAGCATCGCCAGCTTCGCTTCCGCTTGTCACAGTTGAGCCATTTGCGAACAGTCTATGAGTGCGGTAGTTAGCGTTAGTTGTATCCCCATTTAGTCGTAGAGCAAACCAGTAAGCAGTTGAATTGAAAACAGCGTACCTAATCTGTAAATGCTTATAGGTGGATGAGTAAGTCCCTAAGCTGCTAAAGGTGACAGAAGAAGTAGAAGAAGAAATTAGTGATGTGGTAATAAGCTCATAGTCAGAGCTAAAGCCCCCTCCAGCCCCAGCAGCACTAAAAATACCTAACGCTGAGAGAGTCATTAGACCGCCGTTGCGTTACCAATAATGCGGTAAGAGTTAGCAGCAACACAGATAACAGATACAGCGTCATAACGCTGACCAATGCGGTAAGCGGTTCCAGCGGTTCCACGACCTGCAAGTGAGGTAGCTGTGCCATCACGCTGAATCGTGACTGTGCCGGCACCATCCTGCAAGATGTCAACACGCTCGCCAGCCTGGAAAGCTGTGGCTGTACCGATAGTCACTGTGACTGCTGAGGCGTTGTCAAACTCTAGGATCTTGTAGCGGTCAGAGCTGGTGACAGTGTAAGCGGTGACAGTAGAGGCAGTTAGTGTGACCTCGTTGCTCAGGTATAGGTTTACATCAGCAGCAGCTAGGACTTCACCAGCGGTAAAGGTTTTTCTTGGCATTGGGTTCCTTTTGTCTTAGTTTAGTTTACTACTCGTAAGCCAAGCGGTCATTGTCCAGCTCGCCAAGCACAGGGTCATTCAGGATAAAGATGGCGAAGTCAAGGCGTTCTAGGCTAAAGCTGATGTTCTTGCTACCTGGGTTCCAGTCATGGTTTACACCGATGATTCGGCAGTATTGCTCGATAGCTGGTGGGATGTCAGAAGGCTCAAACCTAACCTGCACAATGTCACCAATCTCAAGGTCAAGCACAGCATTTTGATTAGCCTCAGTCAGGGTGTCTAGGACAACTGTGACAGTTTCAAATCTGTAAGCCGGTGCCTTGTACCTGGCAAGTAGGAAGTCTGCAAGGAACTGTAGCTGGGCTGGGTCTTGGATAAGCAAGCCAGTCTGGGACAAGGTTCTTGGGCCAAAGATGACCTGTGAGTCTGCATCCTCGGCAAAGGCAGAGTCAGGGATTGCATCAGCGTTCTCAAGGGCAATTCGGTTGTAAAGGTTCTCTGATCCGTAAACAATGTTGACATCAGCAAACTGGATGCCTGTGTAAACCCCTGCAACTACCTCATCGCTAAAGACAAGGTTGGGGGTGTTCGGCACAGCGTTTCGCTCTCGGTAGGTAATCTTGCCGTCTTTTGCCAGAAACAAAGTACCAAACTCAGAATCAGAAACAAGCTGCAGATACTCAAGAGCTGGGGTGCTCTCTGCAACCTCGGCATCTAGCATTACAGAGTTTCCAGCGTCAATGTCCCTTTGGTCTGCTGGCCAATCAACTTCTGGCCTATCAAGCACTGCATTTATGCGAGCACCGGATAGCTGAGATGTTGGGGTAAAGGCTTCAAGTCCTGAGTTAGCCAAAACAGAGAAGGCATCTGATACTGAGATCTGTACCACAGACTGCTTGCCTGGCTCATACTGGATGTCAAAGTCGTCAATGAAGCCTTGAAAGACTGGGTAGTTGTTAGCAGATACCCTTACCGAGCGTCTTGGAATTAGCTGACCATAGTAAGGTCCAGCCTCATAGAGGGGGTCAAACTCTCTATCTGAGTTGTCAACAGTGATGTTTACAATTCCAGCGTCAATGCGGTCAAGGGCATTGTTCTTGCCTCGGCGTACTGTAGTGGTGACAAGCCTGTCGGTGATGTCAAAGAATCTCTCGCCACCAAGGGTATAGCTGGTATTGTCTAGCACACCTCTTGTAGAGCTGTCTAAGACAAAAGAAAAAGGGTCACCCTGACCAAGGTTTAGACCTAGCTCAAGTTTGACTGCTGGAGCTGCCACTAGGCACCCTGCCAAACAGCACCAGAGGTACGCTCGTAGGCCTTGATAGCGTCAACAATAGCTTTACCGATAGTAGAGCCTGAGCCAACTCCACCATCTACATTTATGTTGTAAACATTTTGCTGAGTGCCTGTGCCAAACAAAGAATTGGTGCCTGTTGTTGCTATTTGTCCTGCAAGGTTGCCAAACTCTGAGTAGCCAGCGTTGATGGCAGATAGTCCACCAGGTCCACCCATCACAAGTGCCTCGGCTAGTCGAGCACCTGCTAGAGGTCCAGCAGAGATTACCTGTTGTAGCAATGTTGAGTTGAGTCCCATGCCAGCTAGACTCTGCACATTAGCCGAGAATGACCTGAGCTTTACAAGTAGCTTGTCCATGTTGCGAGTGATTGAGTCTGTAGATCCACCAAGCTGAGTTATGTCAAAGGCTCCAAGTATTGAGTTTTTGATGGAGCTAAAGGTGTTCTTTACTGCATCTGCAAATGAAGCATAGGCTCGCTCTTTAGCATCAAGAGCATCTTGGACAGAGGTGTCTGTGATTGGTTCCTCAACAGCGGTGACTGCCTCAACTGCTGCATCTGCAACTACCTTGAGGTTCTTTTCCATGTTCTTTAGGTTCTTAGTCAGCTTGCCGTTGTTTTTAGTAATGGCTTTGAGTGCCTTGTTTGCAGCAGCAACTGGTTTGGCCCCAGAGGTAAGTCGAGCAGCAAGCCCCTCACTTACACCAGCAGCAACTAGCTTGGCTTGCTTTTTGACAACAGTAGCTTCACGCTTTAGCGTTTCGCCTAAGCTCATCTTTTTAGGCGTACTTGCCCCACCAGTTGTTGAGTCAGGTGTCAGTGCGTCAATTTCAGCCTGGTTTGATTTGGCATCAAAAGCTGAACCACCAAAAGAACTTGCCACTTGTCCAGCAGTCTGGCGAATAAGTGTGTATTTGGTTGTTATCTCTTTAGGTAAGTCGTCAAGTTGCTTTCTTAGGATTCCAACTTTTCCACCGACAGCCTCAAGTTCATCACCAAACTTGACTACACCACCCTTTGCTTTACCAGCCCACTCGTTTGTGTTTGTAAAGGCAGCAACCAAAAGTGCCAGACCAGAGATAATGGCGACAATCGGAATAAGCCTTAGAGCTGTCGAGAAAATAGTTGTTGCTGTAGTGGCTAAGGTAGTTTGGGCAGTCACCTGTGCCATCCACCACTTGTTTAGTTGCAGTGCAACAGTTGTAATACCTATGGCAACCTGAAAAAGTTTGTAGGCAGTGTTTATAGCAAAGATGGCAGTTGTGACTTGGGCAATAGCTGTAGCGTTCTCAATAAAGAATCTTGCTGTATTCATCAAGTCTGTTGTCAGGGCTTTCCAGTCAACAGCCTTTACAGCAGCAACTAGCTGAGTGCCTAGATCTCTAACCAAATCCCTGACAACTGGTAGTAGCTCTGCCATAACAGGCAATAACTGGTTGCCAATCTCAATCTGGGTATTGCTTACCTCAGCTTTTAGAATCCTGAGCTGGTTGGCAAGTCCGTCAGAGGTGTTAGCAAAATCACCTTGTGTCTTGCTTGTTGCTTGCATAAGCAAGCCATAACGAGCCTGGACCTTTTCTGTTTGAGTTAGCTCTTTACCAACCTCACCAATTCCATTGGCCATCGCATAGGCTTTGACCTCAGAGTCGAGCAGGTTGATACCAAAACGCTTTAGAGGCTCTGCTTCACCTGCAAGACCAGACTGAAATACCTGTAAAGCCTCTGACACATCTATGTTGAATACAGAGGCAAAGTCGCTGGCACGAGTCGAGATTTCAGCAATAAACTTTGAGGCATCGCCACCAGACCCAACAATACGCTCAGCAAAGGCAGAGAACCTTACTGCTGCGTTATTGAAGTCAACCTGAGATACACCAAGGGTTGTGGCAGCAGTCTTGCCAAAGTCAATAATGCCCTTAGCTGACTTGCCAAAGGCAACATTGACAGCGTTTACAGACTCGGCATAGCTGGATGCTGTCTGGATAGTCTTAGCTAGACCAGCACCAATGGCACCAATGGCAACACCAGCTACAGCAAAGTTTCTGCCTAGTGATCCGACTGAGCTTTGTAGCTTTGCAAAACTAGCGTTAGCTTGCTTTAGGCCTTTAGGGTCAAAGCTGGTGAGGATGGGGATTCTAATTGCCATCAGTTGGCCTTAAGTTTGTAGTTGATTTTTTGTGAGTATTTTTCAATAGTTTTCAACATATCGAGAGCTATGTTGTCAACCTTGCCAGCTAGGGCTGGGTAGATGTAGCGAGATGGGATGCCACCAAGGTTGTCGGTCATGCCCTTACCTTGTCCGGTGATTCGATACTGGAAAGCCTGAGTTTGTCCACGCCTAACGACTGACCTTGATCTAGTTGGCTTTTGTCTGCCTGACCCACCAACTCGACCTCTGCCCTTGTATTCGTAAAGTAAAGCAGGGCCATGCATCATGGTCTTTCGGCCAGCCATGTCAGCAATCTCAAGACCTACTGCATCACCAGGTGATTCAACCTGCAATCTAACAAGGGGGATTGTGTCGCTGTAAATAGACTTTCCAAGTAGCAGTTGGGCACTTACCTTAGCACCAGCAAAGCGTGTGCGACCATAGTGATTCATGCCTGATAGCGGTGAGGATGATGGCAGGTTTGATTTAATGGCTGAAACTGCTGGCTCTGCGATCTGTCTAATGTCTTTGCGTAGTTCCTTGATTGAGCCTGGTTGCACAGCATCAAGTAGTTGCAGCATCTCTTTGACACCTTGCACTTTGATGGTGGTAATTGGGCTGGCCAATGAGGACTCCTAGATAGATTGCTTGTCTAATTCTACCCAAAAGAAAAACCCCCTTTTGGGGGGCTTATCTTTTTTGGCCTTGTTGATTCTTGAAAATCAAATACCGGCTAAGTGTCCAGAGCATTCTTTCATCGAGTTCTAACAACTCTCTAGGACTGATGCCAGTTTCGACTGCCAGAGATGCTATAAACCAATGAGCTGATTGGTCCCCTAGACCCTTTATGCTTTTGGGTCGTCAGAGGCCGATACGGAGAGAACTCCGTCAATCCACTCATCAAATGTTTTAGCAGTTGCCTTGGTGCGTGTTTCACTTGCCCAAGCTAGGAAAAGCAGGTGAGTGATTTTGAGGTCTTTGTCTAGGTTGGCAATGGAGATGTTGAAGTTGGACTCAAACTTCACCATGTCAGATGCTAGGCAGGTGACCTCTTTGGATTCACCAGGCTTGTCGCTGAACTCTACTTGTAGGTTTATTTTCATGTTCTGAGCCTAACAGCTTACGCTGCTGTACCTCTCACGATGTCACCTGTTGTCGGCCAAGACACACTGAGTGTGGCTAGATCTCCGATGCTGCCAGCGTATGGCTGGTACTGGGTGACTAGGCAGTCAAAGCGGTACTCAGGGTTTGTAGCTGAAACTGCTGTCGATAGAGGTGAGATTTTTACTGCAACTGTTGAACCCATAAGTGGGAATAGTAGGGCATCAACTGAGCCAGCAGCAAAGTCCTGCATGAAGTCAAGTGATACTGATCCACTCTTTAGGCCACCAATGCGTGTGCGGTAGGTGCTTCCAAAAGCGGTGGTTTCAATCTCATCGGCTGTGATGTCAAGGGTGACTGAGTTGATTGAGGTGCTGAGGTTGGTTGTGCCAACTGTGATTTTGTAGTCTTGTGCAAAAAACTTTGCCATGTTGTTTCTCCTAGTTTGCTATGACTGTGACTGTGAAGTCAGCAGCCAGGTATGTGGTGTCGCTGATGTTCAATGAACCAACTGAGTCCATCGAAACAACTCGGCAGTCGTAGGCATTGCCACCGAGAGTACTATCTGATTCTACTGCACTTTTGACACTACTTGCCCCTGTGCTTATGTAGGCATCGAGCCGTCTTTGTGCTTCACGCTCGGCAGCTCTACCAACAATGACAGTCACTGCAAAGTTGTAGTTGACCATACCTTTATTGAAGGCTTGATCGTAGGTGACAGACCTTAGAGCAACAATGGCAATAGGTGGGTTTGGTAGGTCAGGAACCTCGGCTGCTGTGCGTAGGCCTGAGATAGTTGCAAGGTTAGTAGCAAGGGCTTGCCTGATTAGGCTGATGCTCATTAGCCGAAGTTCCTCATGATCCTGTAAGGCATAAGTAGTTGCTCGACATCTGGGTCAAGGTAGCGACCAACTCGGATGGCACCCATGTCACCAAATCCGGCAACACCTAGAGGCGAGTCCAGACGCTTGAAAAGTCTTGATGACTGAATCACACAGGCTTGCTTTACAGCGGTTGGCACAGATGACCAGCCCCAAGTGCCAGTGATTTTTACAAGTGCCTGGTAGTCAACAACTGGCCAAGTGTAAGTGTTGACAGCTCGGATGCTTGTGTAAGGGGAATACAGTCCATCAGCTCTGCTGTTTACAGGCTCAAGCTGGTAGTCAGTAGCAGCCCACTCTGTGTAGGTGTCGCCAATCTCATCGGTGGACTCAACCTTGGTGACTGTGATTGCATCGTCAATAATTAGGTTGATGGCATCGGTGGCAGCAAAGTTCCTTACAGCCGTACCTGCGTTAGAGAAGCTTCTAGCTGTGAAGCCGTCAATAAGTCTTGAGGCAGACTCGATTGCTGTTTCCAGCAATGAATCATCAACATTGTCCGAGATGCGAAGTGAGGCTTTGACCTCTGCAAGAGTCGCATATCCTTGGGTTATTGCCATAGTAGTCCTATCTTATCTCCTAAAAAGCATACGCTCTTTGATGGCTGTAGAGCTGATGCCTTGTGTGTATGGGATGTAGATCAAGGCAATGCCTCGCTCATCTAGCCAGTCTTGGTCAAACTTCATCTGTGCGTAGTAATCACGCCTAGCCCAGTCTGTGCCAATGGCAATGATGTCGGGCCAGACTTCCTCGATGCTTGGCTTGCTGTCGGTCCCACCTGTGTTGGGGATTACCTTGTCAACATACCTGCAAGCAAGCAGCACAGCCTCTCGGTCTGCGTAGCTAATGACTGGTGGCTTGCCCTTGTATTCCTCAATAAACTCATCGGTGTTTAGGGATACGACAACAGGACCAAGCTCGGCACAGCGTTGTAGAAACTTTGTATGCCCTGAATGTAGGAGATCGAAGGTCCCACCTGTGTACACTAGCCCCATGAGTTAGCCCTTCTGATGGCTAGACTCCAGTTGCCCTCGCTGTAATCGTTGTTGGCAACCTTTGACTGATAGAGCCGTTGATTAGCCTGAAAAGTCCTATTGTTTTTTGCTTCGTTGCCCTGCAAGCTAGAGCTGTTGTTGTGATGGACAATCGCCTCAATCCTTTTGACAGATAGCCCAGCGTTTCTGATTCGCCTCTCATAGTCATCATCATCAAAGTAAAGGGGATACAGTCGCTCATCGTAAAGCCCGACCTGCTCAACTACCTTTTGACCCAAGACGATACAGGACCAGTCAGGCACAATGTGAGGGAAGCACAAGCCATCGGGGTCAGCATCTTGAGCGATGATCTCAAGGGCACCCTCACCAAACCAAGCATCATCATTGACTAGCACCCAGTAGGGGGCATAGGGTGTTGACTTTACTATCAGGTTCCAAGCACCGACAAGACCAAGGCCAAAGGGCACTCTAATCATCCAGAGGTTTTTTACTTTGTCCGGCTGGCTAGGTTGCCAGGTGTTAGTGCCTGAGTTGTCAACAATGACAAGGTGCTCGACTGGGTAGTCAATAGAGTCAAGTAGCCTCTGGGCTAGGTCAAACCTTTTTAGGGTTGCAAAGCCTAAGACTGGAATCACTTGAGTAGTTTCTTTAGCACCGGCATCCAGTTCTCTTGCCAGACCTTTTCATGGTCAAAGGCTTGAGCAAACTCAACAGCCTTAGCTGACTTGCCCTTGCCCTTGGCATAAGCCTGTTCCAATGCCTCTACTATCTCTGGCACTGATGGGATAGTCCAGAATGAGTGCTGTGCTGGATCGTAGAGTGGCTGACCTGAAACAACCCAGCCATCTCCAACTAGCTCAGGACTAGCAGCAAACTTGCTAACAATTACTGGCACACCAACTGCTTGTGCCTCGACTGTTGGAATACCAAAGCCCTCTCCATAGCTTGTTGCCAGCATGACATCCCAGCTTGAGTAGATACCTGCAAGGGTTTCTTGGGACATCCCATAGCGGTAGGCAAGTGGGTCAGGGAAGGTCATGTTGTCAACTGGGATACCTAGCAACTGACCGAGTGCAATAAGGTTCCAGCCATGAGGTGAGCTGGGGTCTGCGTGAATGTAAAGCATGGCATCTTTGTGCTTTCGAGCAAACATAGCAAAGGCCATCATGTTTTCTGAGTAGGCTTTGCGGTGCAAGATGCCCGATGACTTATTGGCAGCGTTCATCCCAACAACAAAACGACCATCCTCAAAGCCCATAAAGTCGTCAACCTTTTGACCCTCAATGGTGTCAGTGAACTTGAATACTTTGGTGTCAATGCTGTGAGGTACATAGTGGCCCTCAACACCAGCCTTGTTTATCTGCTCTAGCCCAAACTTGCTCATAGCAAGTGGTGTCACATTTTCCTTCTGCAACCACTTCAATACACCTGGTGGGATTGGGTTGTGATCTATCGGTGTCCAGCTTGCAATCGGGATAGTGTCATAGCCTTTAGAGTTCAAGACCCAGACATCGTAAAGGGTAATCATTAGGTCTGATTGCTTTTTGTTTATTGCTTTCCAGTGCTTATGGTGAGCTGGGGCCACATCATTTGAGTAAGCCTCAGAGCCTCTGGAATAGACAGGAATGTCGCCGTACTCGGTCTTGTAGGTTGTGTTGATTCCCTCATTGCCATAGTTAGACAAAGCAGCAACATCAGCACCATCACGCTTTAGCAGTTTGACTAAGGCATCTGTAGCTTGGCCATAACCGGTTGGCTGTCCTGGTGAGTTGCTAAAGACGGATACTGTGCCTTTTAGTTTTTTCTTGCTCATGTAGGTTCTCTCTCTGTTGGCATAATCCTAGCAAAAGACAAGCCCCAAGCGAACCTACACGCTTGGGGCTTGTCAGCTTTTGAGCTAAGGGTTTAGCTTGCTCCACCCTTGAAGTACCCAATGTGGGTAGCGTGGGTTAGTCCACCATCAAGACGGATTAGGCCTCGGTAGGTGACTGTGTCAGTGTTGAAAGCGTAGTCTGCTGACTGGTCAACACGAATACCACCTGCAACACGAACCTTGAAGCTTGGTAGGTGTCCAAACAGTACCGACTTAGCGGCTGTTCCTACTGCTGCAACATTTGGGTTCTCGTACACTGGGTAGCCAAGCAAGGTTGCTGGCTGTCCTGGGACTGCTGAGTTGGTCCAGATGTAGTTTCCTGCACCATCCTTTAGCTTGCGAGCTGCTGCGATACCTGACTTAGCCATCTGGAAACCTAGACCTGGAAGCACACGAGCACCATCTGCGATGCCGTAAACAAGGTCAATTAGGTTCTCGTAGGAAGCTGCACCAGATACTCCGGTTCCACCAGTCACTACTGAGCCAGCGGCTGCAGATAGCTTTGTGGTTAGAACTGAGTTTGCCTGTAGACCAAGTGAGGTTCCAAGCTGCTGTGCGATGTAGCTAGTGATGTTGAATCCAGCGTCAGTCACAAGTTCCTGAGCAACCTGCACTAGAGCACCATACTTCTCAGCACCAAGAGTGATGGATGAGAATGTTGGGTTGGACTCTGAGATGGTTCCTGCTGCTGCAACAGATCCAGCGGATGAAGTGGCTGTGACAGTCGGGATGACTAGGTTCTCACCAGAGGTGGTGTTGAATA